CGCCTGCGAAGACAGATGTGCTGGATCAGATTGATCAGTGTTGCGGTCTTTTTGTTAGCCTTGGCCTGGACATTGTCATCCTATATTTCACTGACGAGATAACCGAACGCAAACTATCAAATCTTTGTCGGCGGGCACACAAGAACAATCCTGACTACGCTATACTCTACGATCATCCAGACAATGATGGACTTCATAAGGGTGTGTCATTCAGTTATGGCAAGGCACCCCTCATAATGATACAGGACATGACCAAACTGAAACAAGCACAACAGAAGTTAGAACGATCCGGTTGGTATAGAAAATGGGGTATTGACAAAATGGATCAATTTTATTAAAATATAGAATGGCGGGAAAAAAACGAGATCCTTTCACGAGATTTTTAAAAAAAGTTAATATCAAAGGACCAAATGAATGTTGGTTATTCAAAGAGACTAAAAACAGATATCCTATTTTTTGGAATGGTAAAAAACGGCAAAATGCTAACAGATTTATCTACGAATATATTAATGATATAACTTTAACCTCTGATCAATTCATCTGTCATACTTGTGACACACCAAGATGCTGTAATCCAAAACATCTATGGTTAGGTGATGCCAAATCTAATGCTGATGACAGAGACCAAAAAGGAAGAAGAATTGGCCCACCTGTAAATGTAAATGGTGTATATGCCTTGCCGTAAATACCGTTAGGACTAATAAATATCAACACATTGTGGTATATCCTGCCACGCACAACAAAAGGAGGACTACGATGAGTCAAGAAACAACATCGCAAGACGTTCAGACTGCCACTGGGGCGGCTGACACAGTCTCTAACACGATCCAGGCTACAGCGGACAATCAACCCGCGAAAGTCTATACGCAGGCAGAACTCGATGCAGTGGCGGCTGAAGTAAGAAGAAAAGCCGAAGCCAAACTGGCCAAGAGATTCGAGGGCATAGACGTTGAGAAATACCAGACTCTAATGCAGAAGGAGGAAGAACTAAAGATCTCCCAAGCAAAGGAGAAGTCAGAGTTTGAGAAACTGTTGAAGGAGAACGCAGAGAAGTTCAATTCAAAGATTTCAACACTGACATCTGAACTGACAAAGATCAAGGTGGATGGTGCATTGATAAATGCCGCATCGACCAAGAAAGCGGTGAACCCAGAACAGGTCGCGAGGCTCGTGAGGGACAACATCAAGATGTCAGAGACAGGTGAGGTTGAGGTCATTGATCCCAAGACGGGTCAGACTAGATACACTGACAATGGTGATCCCTTGACGGTAGATGGGTTGGTAGGAGAATTCTTACAATCAAACCCACACTTCGTCTCAGCGGGACAACCAGGCGGTGGATCCAAGTCCAACACTGGCACTGAAGGTGTTTCCCAAGTTGATGTTAATAAACTGGACATGACAAATCCAGAACACAGGAAGGTCTACGCCGAGTATCGCAAGAAACAAGGCTTCTAGGTCTTCTAAATTAACAACTTAAAGGAGATTAGCAAAATGGCTAATGAAACAACTACAGGAACGTTGAATGATCTGATCGCCCCGATAGTCCAAGAGGCTATGTTCGTGGCATCCGAAACTTCAATCATGCCAGGACTTGTGAAACAATTCACAGTTCCTGCAAACGCTGGTAAGGTATTACAAGTGCCTTTATACAGCACACAAACTATCGCCTCAGACGCAGGTGAGAACTCAGATCTAGCAAACACTGAAGTATCAACAGGTGTTGCTAACATCACATTAACTGAAGCAGGTATCATGACTACACTGACTGACATGGCTAGAAACCATTCAGTATCAAACGTTGTTGCTGACCTAGGTAAGTTATTTGGTGAAGCGATCGCGAAAAGACACGACAGAGCTTTAACTGGCCTGTTCTCAACTTTCACATCACAAATCGGTGCGGCGGGTGACGAGCTAGAAGTTAAGGACCTTTTCGAAGCATACGCTACATTGAAAGCGAATGCGGTTCCAGGACCATACTTCGGCGTGTTCAATCCCAAGTCTATCTACAACATCAAGAAAACATTGACTAACACTTTCGTTAATCCAAATGCTTCTAGTGTTGTTAACCAAGCGATGTCAGAAGGTTATGTTGGCAGAATAGCCGGCATTGACATCTTTGAAAGCTCAAACGTTGTTGAAGATTCAGCGACAGGCGTGACCAACGGTATCTTCTCAAGAGATGCTCTAGGTTTAGCAGTTGCTCAAAACATCAACATCGAGACTCAAAGAGATGCTTCACTAAGAGCTGAAGAAGTTGTTGCTTCTACAAGATACGGTGTATCTGTATTACACAACTCTTACGGTATCAAAGTGTTAGGAGACAACCAAATCAACTAATTGATTTGATTCCTCCAGTATTATGGAAAGGGCCTTCGGGCCCTTTCTTTTTATATGCTTATTTGGTTCAACGGTCCATCACAGAGCAAACTAGCAGACACACTGCCACGACAACCTATTGAGCTAGGTTGCAACTACATTGAAACAATAAGGCCCGTTGACGCCGTTTGTGCGTTCGACATCGAAGTGGTCAAACAAATTAAGATCAACACCAACACCAGATACTACACCAGGGCCGACGCTAGGATAGACGGATGGCGATTGGTTGATAATCACATAGTGAGTGGTGCCAACTCCGGCATACTGGCCTGCTGGGTGGCCGTGAATGAATTCAATTATGAAGGTGACATCTACATCATAGGTTGCGATTGGGGACTGAATGAGCACAGCAGTTTCGACCACATATACGGACATGGGCCCAGGAGGAAATACACCAACCAAGCCCGCAACAAGATCCGTAGATTATTTCAACACCGTGATGTGTTCGTGGTCAATGATCGAACACCTGACGTTCCCTTCACAGTAATCAAACCACGGCAATTCCTCGACCGTATCCAATAAATAAGTTTATCACAAGGGAGGCCCTTGTAGACTTAAAAGAAGGACTTTTAAACATGGCGCAATTCGCAACCGATACAGACCTATTGGACTACGTTCCTGACATCAAGAAATACGGTATACAGGAATTCACAACAGAACACGAAAACACATACGATGACATCATCAGACTACTCAATGTGAGATGGTGGCCCACAACTGGATTCTCGAGATATGACATCTCGGTGCTAGGCGGCACGGAGAAGCTGTCACCCAGCAGACTCAACTCAGATCAGTTCACCAGGGCCGCGGTTTATCATGTCCTGGCCTACTACATCTATCCAAAATTATCCACGTTCGAACCAGATTCAGATTCATTCCAGGAGAGGATGAAATTCTACAAGGAGAGGTTCCACGAGGAGTTCGACCTCATACTCAAGGACGGGGTCCACTATGACCTGGATAGCTCGGGCTCATACACGGACAGTGAGAAACAATCATTTTACAAGGGTAGGTTGATCAGATAATGTCAGCGAGAGAAGAGATAGCAAAGAACATAGTAGCACAGTTGGAGAACATGACTGATCCGGCGCCGGGCAAGGTGTCGAGGATCTTCTTTGATGTTCAGAAACTGGCCATAACACAATTTCCAGCAATCCTAGTGGTGACCGGCAACGAGGTCAGGAGCGACATATCGATGAGCGCCAGGGAATCCACACTGCAATACCAACTGAGATGCTATGTGCGGGGAACGGAGATCGACACCCTGAGGAACGAGATGGTTGAACGAATAGAAGAATCGTTGGAACTGTCACGTGACCGTGACATAGATCTCAGCACCAGCAACATACACAACGTCAAGACACAGATCACGGGAGTGGATGTGATCGAGAGAGAACTGCCACTGGGAGAAGTCAACGTGGTGGTTGACGTCAAATATCAATACAAGAAAGGAGTCTTATAATGGCAATCCAAATGTATAAAGGCAAAGTTTCAGAGATCGTGGCGAACAGAGATGTTAAGTCACGTCTGGAAGATGGTTGGACCTTCAAACCATCACAACCAAAAGCAACTTTCAAGTTCAGCAAAGACAAGATCAAGGCGAGCGCGGAAGTTGAAAACAAACAAACCGATCCTACTGGTCCAGAGGATCTAAACAAAGAGGAACAATAAGATGGCAACTAATACTACCACTTACAATGGTCAATCTGGTGTTGTGAAATATGATGTTTCTGGAACAGCGACTGCGGTTGCTGAGGTTAGATCATTCACAATAGACCAGGAGACAGCAACAGTTGAAAACACTGTGATGGGCGACAGCAACAGGACATACCTGCCGAGCCTTGCGCAGTTTTCAGGAACAATGGATGTTTTCTTCAGAGATGACGACTCAGCGGCAAACGCCCTTTTCGCAGGAATTGGTGCGGATGCGGCAACACTTGAAGTTTATCCATCAGGAGAGACTACAGGTATCAAGTTATCTGGAGAGATAATCATAACTGGACACTCAATCACATCAAACTTTGATGGAATGGTTGAGGCTTCAGTTTCATTCCAAGGAACAGGTGCGTTGACAAAAGCAGACTTATAATAGTGTTTTCGATAACGTCACTTAACAGCAAACGGGTAATCACTGAACTAAAGAAAGATATTGTTCAGCAGGTTCGCCTGGTGGCCGAGGATCTTTTCAAGACATTGGAAAGATACACTCCCAAGAGATCTGGTCGTGCTAGATCGAGATGGAGGCTGAGGGGCAGAGACATGAAGTATCGTGCTATAAACGATGCTCCATACATCAACCGCTTGGACCAAGGCTACTCAAAACAATCACCTCGTGGTATCAAACGACCTGCCATCAGGGAAGTTGCTAACAAGCAAAGGAGATTCAAATGAATCAAGCAGTAAAAACGCAATCACCCATCGCCAAGATAGCACAACACTATCAGTCAGCGATATCAGGTGAGTTGACGAAAATAAACATTCCTGAATGGGATATGGAGATCTATTGTAGGAAGACATATCCCTTCAAGGAAGAGTCCAAGATAATTGAATTACAATCACAGGGCAAGACGGTAGACGCCCTCGTGGAGAGTTTGATAGTCAAGGCTCTAGACAAGGAAGGAAAAAAAATCTTCACTGCCTATGACAGGGTCAGCCTCATGAGCGAAGCGGATCCATCAGTGATAGTGAGGGTGGTTGGTGAGATCAACAACCTCGAACAGAGGGCAAAAATTGAGGATCTCGTAAAGGAATAAAAACCAATGTTGACCTAGGCTTTATCATGATGTTGGCGGACAGGTTGAAAATGCCTGTCGCGGAGATAATGGCACTGTCTACATTGGAAATGGACCTTTGGGCCGCATGGATCAAGATCCAACAGGATGTTGCCAACGAACAGATGCGGAAGGCAAAGGCACAGAGCAAAAGGAGAAGGTAAATGGCCACAGACAAGTTGATCGTTGATGTCGTAACCAAGAACACCCAACGACTCGACGCACTGGAAAAACAACTGGGGAGGGTCAACCGATCCACCCTCGACCTAGGTAAAGCGGCCAAACTTGCGGCGGGTGCTTTCGCGGCACTGGGAACAGGTAAACTGCTCAAGGGTTTCGTGGATGTTGGACGTTCGGTCCAGAATCTACAACTGAGATTCAAGTTCCTGTTTGGATCAGCCGAGGAGGGTGCGGCGGCGTTTGACACGCTGACCGAATTCGCGGGCAAGGTCCCGTTCTCACTTGAACAGATAGCGGCGGCATCAGGTAACCTGGCCGTTGTGTCAGACGGGGCCAAGGGTCTCGGAGAAAATTTAGAATTAGCAGGTAACATAGCCGCGGTCACGGGACTGGATTTCCAGACCGTTGGTGAACAGTTACAGAGGGCGTTATCCGGTGGTATAAGTGCCGCGGACCTATTGAGGGAACGTGGTGTCACATCACTACTGGGCTTCAAGGCGGGAGCCACGGTCACGGTGGCGGAAACAGCGGAAGCGTTGAACAGAGAATTTGGACCAGGTGGGAGATTTGGTAACGCGGCGGCCACATTGGCCAACACCTTTGATGGTGTCGTGTCAATGCTGGGTGACAAGTTCTTCAACTTCCAGAAGACAGTGGGCGAGGAATTCATAGCCGCACTACAGGACGAATTTGGTGCACTTGATGAGGCGTTGAAAGAGAACGCGGACACCATAGATGAAATAGCGAGGGCATTGGGTGGAGCACTGGCCACAGCGGTCAGCACCACTGGCAAGACCATAAGGGTCTTGGCGGACAACGTAGAATTGGTCAAAGCCGCATTCGTTGGACTGGCACTGGGCAAGACGATCCTGCTGTTCTCACAACTCATAATCAAGATAAGAGAGGCCTCTACCGCGATGGCCTTGCTGAACACGGTGGTGGGCAAGAATCCATTCGTGAAACTGGCCTCTGTCATATTCGCGGCCGGTGGTGCGATAGCATACTACATGCACAGGACGTCAGACGCCACACAGGAACAGGAAGAATTCAATGACATTCTGAAAGACACACTAAGGTTGTCGGAAGAGATGAGTGAGGGATCACTGATCAACATCACCCCGACCAACGCAGACAAGGAAGTCAAGGCACAGACCGACGCCATCGCCGAAATGTTGGAGAAAGAGAAGTCATTCCTGGATGCCATGGGCATACTGGGTGAGGATGCCATAGAAAAGAGCTTGAGGGAAGAACAAGAGAAGATAGAAAGATTAGAGCGGATCAGATCCCAGGATGTGGAAAATTATCAGAAATACACTGACCTGATCAACAAGGTGGAAGAACAGGCCTCAAATGAGAGGATGCAGATCTATGCCAGAGAGCAACAGAAATTAGATCAAGAGAGACGAAAGAACGTGGATCTCTTCAAATCTGGACAGTATGCCAAGGCTGACATAACCAAGGCCACGGAAGAGGACATGAAAGAGATCGCGGTCAGCACCGGCAGGGACACCTTGGACCTATTGGCATCACAGAACAAGAAATTCTTTGAACTACAGAAAGCGGTCAAGATCGCTGAAGCGATACAGAACACCTACCTGGGTGCCACCAAGGCATTCGCACAGGGTGGTGTGTTGGGCTTCGTGACAGGAGCATTGGTGATAGCGGCAGGTATGGCACAGGTGGCCGCGATAAGGTCACAGCAGTATCCTGGTAGGAAATTTGGTGGACAGGTGATGTCAGGCAAATCATACTTGGTTGGAGAAGCCGGTCCGGAATTGCTCACACCAAGTTCAACTGGCACGATTACACCACACAGCCAGTCCGGCGGAAGAACAGAGGTCAATGTCAACTTCAACATCAACGCTGTTGATTCTAGCAGTTTCGATAACCTATTGGTAGAAAGACGAGACACCATCGTTGGTGTCATAAATCAAGCACTAAATGAAAACGGTCAAAGGAGTCTAGTATAATGAGTGGATCACTTTCAACAAATTATTTCCAAAATGCAACAATTACAAGTGAGACAACCACGAGGATAAGTGAAAGTCTCAGTGGTATAACGTTCAGGAAGGCGGTCGGGGCACAGCACTGGCTAATGACTCTTGGCACGAAACCTTTGGATAGGGCAGAACAGGGAGAACTATTTGCTTTCCTTGCCAAGCAAGAAGGTATGTTTGGCAATTTCACAGTAGTGCCACCCATATATGGATCCACGAGAAGCACCAATGCCACTGGCACACCCACCGTGACACAGACCTATGACGCTGGTTTGGGCAGTGTGCGAGCCAATGGAGGTGGCGGCACCCTACACGCGGGTGATTTCATAAAATTTTCAAACCACGACAAGGTCTATATGCTGACCGCGGACGTCAATCAAGATCTAAGTTCGGAGGACACTTTCGAGTTCACCCCTCGACTGGAACAACAAGTTGACAACACGACCACCATCATCTACAACAATGTGCCGTTCAAGGTGATGCTGATGACCGACCGTTTGACTACGACGACAGCCGTGGATGGCACGAGTGTTATTGAAATACAAGTAGCAGAGGACCATTAATGCCTAGGAATCTTTCGTCAGGATTGATAACATCATTGTCAGGCAGGCAAATTCGCGTTGCCGACTTGATCGAGATACACCTGAGCACGCCAATCTATTTCAACACCAGTTTCGTAGATCTCACCTATGACAGTGTTTCAGCACCCGACGCCGGGGCGAACACCTATCTGGCACAAGGTCAATTCATAGGATTGGGCAACGTGCAGGAGACCAAGGACCTCAAGATTGGAACAATGAACATCGCGTTCACGGCAGTGGACTACACCACACTGGGCTATGTGTTGAACAATGAATACATTGACCGGCGGGTGGTTGTATACAGGGCTGTGTTGGATGACAATTATGACATAGACAGCACCAAGGTGTTCCAATATTTCGATGGCAGGATAAAAGATTTCAACATCAGTGAATCTAAAGAAACGGCCACACTTGCTTTCAACGTTGGCAGTCAGTTCGCTGATTTCGCCAAAATTTCTGGTAGGAGAACCAACAGCGACAGCCAACAGAGATTTTTCAGTGGAGACGTGGGTTTCGAATTCTCACCACAGATACAAACAGACATAAAATGGGGTAGGACGTAATGATAGTGGATGACATCAGGGCAAGGAGAATAGGGGCAAAAGACATCACCCAGTTGTTTGCATTGTGTAAGATGTCCTTGTTGGAGAGGGGTGTTGAGAACATCCGTGATGACATATTGATGACTCAGTTGAAAAACGGTTTGGTCAAGCGTTTCCAAAGTTTCAATTATGGACTGTTCAAGATGAATACCTTGATAGGTTATGTTTTCAGCGATGTGTCCTCGAGGTCACACAATGACAATGGTTCGGCCGTGGTTGAAAGTGTGTATTTGTCGCCTGAATTCAGGACCGTGGAAAATTATTGTAAATTACTGCGATGTATGACTGACTTGATGGCACAATTACAAATCACGGACATAAAAACCACGGACAATTGGACTTTGAGCAATGACTGTGAGATTTTTGAACAGGCAATCAAGATAATGGGCGAGCCAACCACAATGTATAGGATTCTGCCATAATGCCATTCCATAAGAAATTCCTTGATAAACTAAAAGATTTCGTTGATGATGCCATAGATTTTATCACGGACACGGTCAAGGCGGCCATTGACATAGTGGCATCACCTTTCGCCATGCCTGACATGGGCATCGGTGATGGCACAGGAGCACAGGTAAATCAACAGATCCTAGGTCCATTGTTGAACAAGGATTCGGGTGTTGGCAACATACCGGTGATCTATGGTCAACGTAGGGTTGGCGGTTATCGTGTGTTCGTTTCGACCAATGGCACGGACAATGAATACCTGTATGTGGCACTGGCCATCTGTGAGGGACAGGTAGAAGGCATAGACAAGATTTACATCGACGACGAGGAAGTGGCGGTCAGCAGTTACGCCCATGGGGTCCAGGGATCACCAAGTTCTGGACCGTATCAGGATAGGTTGATCACACAATTTTTTGATGGCAGGGACGACCAGACGGTTTCAACCTTGTTAGATGCCGCTCCGGGTTGGGGTTCGAACCATAGGTTGAGAGGTGTGGCTTATTTGGCTTGTAGGTTTAGATGGAAGAAGATCGAGAACCAAGAGGACGCTGATAATAATCCTTATAGATCAGGAATACCTAAAATCCAGGTAAGGATCCAAGGTAAGAAAGTTTTTAATGTGTTGTCTGGTTATTCACAGAATTTTGATGGCACGATCACTAGTGCCACTAACGCTGGTCCGCTTGGAACCACTAGCACAGTTGGAAACACCTCCAATTATGCCAGCGGCACCAATGTGACAAGACCACCGCAAGGGCCTGGAGAGGCATATTCGGGTAATGTTTTTGTTACCACGACGGAAGCCAATGCAGTGTTGAAAATAAATTTGGTCAACACCGCCAGTGCCAGGGATAATAGTTCTGGTGATTTGCTAACGGTGGTGACGAATTATGCTGTATATAGGACTGATGTTAGTCCAACACAAGAAATCATTAATTCTAATACCGATGGTAGGCCTTATAATTCGGCGACCACTACTGATAGCACGCCGGCCACTGTTTATCTTAATGAAGATGTGGTGTTGCCATCTATTGGCACTTACCAGATACAATTGAATTCAACAGTGGGACCTTCAGATTACAGTGTTGCACAAGGACCAAACCCTTGTGGATCTGTGTCTTGGTCTGTTGAATTACCGACCACCAGCACTTTGACACACACGACCACTTATGACAATGAAACAGAGGTATACAACAACAACCCGGTCAACGTGTTGATCGACTATCTTAGAAATCCCACTTACGGAAAAGGACTGTCCAATGACTACTTTGATTGGGACAGCATCCAGTTGGCGGCACAGCAGTGTGATCAGATCGTGCCATACACCACATCAACCACAGGCAAGTTCAGTGTGTTTGACGGAGTGCTTGAGACTTCTGAGAGCCTACTCAACAACGTGAGGAGTATCTTGGCCAGTTTCAATGGCATGATGCCATACCAGGCTGGGAAGTATTTCTTGAAACTGCACCACGGAGGCAATCTCGCAGACATTGATGCCGCACCAAATCCACCACCGGTTGTGCAGATAATCAACGAGGACAATCTGATCGGCGGATTGAAGATACAGGGCGAGAGCAAGAAAGGCAAGATCAACCAACTGCGTGTGACCTACACGGACCCAGACGCGGACTACCAACCCAACGACGTTTTCTGGCCAGACTCGGGTAGCAGTGTGTATAGCACATACCTGACCGAGGACAACAGCATACCGCTTGACAAACAGGTGGCGATGCCACACTGCACCAACAGGGAGAGGGCACTGAACATAGCGGAGACCTTGGTCAAGACCAGCCGTAACAAGATGGTTGTGCAGTTCAGCACCACTTCCGCGGTCACCAACGTCAGCGTGGGTGATCTGGTCAGCATACAGAACAAGAATTTGAATTTCAGTGGCATCTTCAGGATCGAGAGCATGAACCTTAATGCATCTGGTGATCTTGGATTCGTGGCCACCGAACACAACCCCAATGACTACGTGTTGGATGGACACGCGGCCGCGGCCGCCCGGCCAACAATAAATCTACCCAATCCATTGTTGGTCTCAGCACCAACCAACTTGGCCGTCACACAGAGCACCGCCCTGAGCGGCAGTGGATACACGGCCGACGAGCAACTGGACATCACGTGGACAGCATCCACTGATCCATTCACCACCGAATACATAGTTCAGGTCAAGAGGGCCGCGGATTCAACATTCTACACCATAGGCATAACCAATGACACCGAATTCCTTTGGGGACCTGTCAGTTCCGGTGACCAATGGGACGTCCGGGTCGCGTCACGTAATGAGTTGGACAGGCGGAGCGACTACGCCACGGTGGCCACCTACACGGTGACCTAGTGAGGCAGTCACGATTCCTAGCGCTGGCACGTGGATTGGGCAAGTGGAGGTGTGACAGGCGCACACACACCGGACGTGGCCGACAGACCAACTGCGCGGGTGATCCCTGGCACCAGTGCCGATACGAGATCCGACACCGACACCGCTCCGCGGTGCAGATACACCAGCTCACCAGGAGACCCTAGTCCAAAGGTGCTTGATCCCGGCAGGATCACTGTGTGCGTGCGTCTATGTGCGTTTAAAGGGG